GGGGGATATGATTCAGAAGGTGACACAAGCCACGGGGATTGAACTTGCCACCAAATTTTTGATGGGCGAAGATTGCGGATGCGATGCCCGTAAACACAAATTGAACAAAATGTTCCCAACCCGTCAACCATTGTGTATGACGGAAGATGAATATCATTGGTGGACACATTTTAAGACAGTGAACGACACAACATTGGCCCCAATGGAGGCCAACAAGATAGCGGAAATATGGTCACGCATATTCCAAAGCAAAAGAATTTACAAACCATGTTCGTGCAACCCAAAGGCATGGCAAAACATGATAAACGAATTAACCCAGGTGTATGAAACTTACGAGAAACCTTTGTGATTGTTGTGACCATTATGCAGAATCAACAAAAGAACTTATTAACGAGTTGGGGCCAAACATCGAACCCAACCAAATTTATATGTGTATAAAATGCAGACAGAAATATCAAGACCGAGCAAAATGGGGGCCGTGGTTAACCGCAATAAAATCTCTCATCAACAATACGCAATACTAATTTTGCGAGAGGACTACAAATTCACTTTTGATGAAATAGGTAAAAAATTAACACTCAGCCCATCGTGGTGTCACCGATTATACGAAAACGCATTAGCGAATGAAAAAACATACGGCAAAGTATATGACCTATTTTGGATATGATCAATCTGACTTCATTCCATGTGAGGTTTGCGGAAGCCAAGCGGTTGATATTCATCACATTGAAGCAAGGGGGATGGGTGGATCTAAAGAGGCCGATGTCATAGAAAACTTACAAGCGTTATGTAGAACTTGCCACATCACATACGGAGACAAAAAACAACACAAGGACTTTTTAATTATTACACACCAAATAAAAATGCACAAATGATACAAATCGTAAAAACCAAAGAAATCATCGCCAACGATACGAACCCCAGGGTCATCAAAGATGATAAGTTCAAGAAGTTAGTTCAATCCATCAAGGACTTTCCGCAAATGCTACAACTCCGACCCATCGTTGTCAATGACGATATGGTGGTACTCGGCGGGAATATGCGTTTACGAGCGGTTCAAGAAGTTGGATTGAAGGAAGTGCCAATCATAAAAGCATCGGACTTGACTCCCGAGCAACAAAAAGAGTTCATTATTAAGGACAATGTTGGATTCGGGGAATGGGATTGGGATGTATTAGCCAATGAATGGGAATCAGAATTGTTGACCGAATGGGGTTTGGATGTATGGCAACAACCTGTAGAAGTGGATTACTCACTTTTAGATGAGGAAGATTTATCAGATGAACTTTCGGACATGGCCGATGGGGTCAAGAAAGCCATTCAAATCGAATTTGAACCAGACCATTACGAGGAAGCCACCGAGGTCGTGAAGTTTTGGAGAGAACGCGGGGCGTATGTTGGATACATGATCCTGCAATTCCTTAAAGACGAAAAAGAGAAGTTATGAAAATCTTTTTAATGTATTATGACCGATACACGAATGCGACGACATCCAAAATGTTGAAGATTCCGCACATCGTATTATGTCATAATAACAAAGATTCGTTCACTTGTATCGGAGAGCAAGGCCAATTGATAGAAACCAACGAACCCAAAGGCATACAAAACAATTTCAATTATGGATTGGGATTGATGGCTATGGGGGAATGGGCGGTCTTCATGAGTGATGATTTGGTTGGGGCTAAAAAAATTCATAACGAGAAGTTCGTAGATTGCACGATAGAGGAAACATTGAATGAATTACTTTCAATTATTCCGAAGGCGGATGCTATGGGAGTGAAATTGATTGGCTTAAATTCAACGGGTAATCCGTTTTATGCCAAAAATAAATACTCTAAATATGGATTAGTGGACGGAAGATGCTTCGCCATCAAAAAAACGGACTTCAAATTCCACGAAACCATCAACACGATACCAGATTATTACGCCTCGGCATACCATTTGAACAAATACGGAGGAAACTTGATACTCAATTACACCTTTTTAGACTTCAAACGCTACGAAAAAGGCGGATTGGGGAGCGAACAAGACAGAATCCATGATAAAATTAAGGATGTAAATTTGTTATTGCGTTTGTTTCCCAAGAATGTTCAGTTAAAAGACAAGCCAAACCAACCTAAAAACACCCATATAATCATAAAACGATGAAACGCCTAGACCTAACCCTACAACCCCATGAAGCCAAAATCGGTCAAGACTGCCCGTATTTAGCCCCGAACATTACCGAAGATTGCATATTCTATGAAAATGGCGAACCGATTGGGTTCTATATCAAATCTATGCCCGAACGAGCATTGAAATTGGCAAACTTGGCGAATGCAGAATTCCAAAGCAAACGCGTACCCAAATCATTATTGGAACGGAGTGATGTAATGGCAAAAGTTTACAAAGAAGGTATGACCAGGGCCGAAGCAAAAAAGAACGGCACGGTCCAGATGTCAACAATCTTGGGTTCGATTCCTCCCAAGCCCCACATGAAAAGACCCTATCCGTCCATTTCATCGGTACACCAATCCGACTCGGCACAAACTTTCATTAAGGCCATGTTGATGTTGGCAAAGGAAAGCGAATCAATTATGCACGATATTTTACCCGAGCAATACGAACGCCAAGTGGAATTATTCAAAGAAGTGCCAGACAAATGGAAGTTCGGCAACCTTTTTACATCCTCAATTTCAAACTATAACATATCTGCACCTTTCCATCGTGATACGGGAAACATCGTAGGGGCGGTTAATGTGATCATCACGAAACGATTGAACGCCAAAGGGGGTAACTTGTATGTTCCCGATTATGGGGCCGTCATGGATAGCGCAGACAACTCAATGTTGGTTTACCCCGCTTGGAAAAATGTACACGGCGTAACGCCAATTATCCCGATACATGAAGGCGGTTATAGGAATAGTTTGATATTTTATCCCCTAAAAGCATTCGTGGGCGAAAAATAATTATCAAAATAATTTTGTATTTCAAATATAAAATGTATCTTCGCTTCATGGAAATAGGACAAATGATCAAATGGGAATTAGATTCGGTTAGCAAAATCACTTGCGTTGGGGTATATCTTCAACAAATCAGCGATGAAATATCCGAAGTAATGTGTCACTACATGAATGACAAGAAGTATGCAATTAAAATCGAAGTAGAAACCAAAAAATTAGAAATGATATGACAAACACAATTGAAATTACGGGAATTAGCAACTCAATCGCTTACTGCGAAGCAAAAGGATTGGGAATGATTTTTCAAGCGTATGCAAACGAATGCCCAAACGAAGACATTTTAGGTGTTGGATTTAATCCACATTCGGGCTATGTTTACATCGCATTAGAAAATGGTATCTCAATTTGCTCATGTATGGGGCATCAAGTTGATTACTTAGTGACCAATTTTTACAACGGAGACGAAACATTTTACGACACTTACAAAGAAGCAACACAACATGAAAGCGTGGAGGAAGATTGAACGAACATTACCCGAAGAAGGACACCCCGTATTGGTTCACACCGAACGGGGCATTCCCTTTGTGGCAACTTTTTATGACGGGCAATGGCATTGCATACATACCGACCAAAGATTGGATGTGGTATATTGGATGCCCATTCCCATAACCCCAAACGAATAATGGCATACGACAGAAACGAATTAGAACAAACGGCATTAGAAGCCATCAAGAAGAACAAATTGTTTTTCATCCAAGATGTAATCGCCTATTTACCTTGTACCAGCAGTACTTTTTACCATCTTCAATTGGAAAAATCGGAAAGTATAAAAGAGGCTTTGTTGGAAGTTAAAACCAACATCAAGGTATCAATGCGTTCCAAATGGTATATGAGTGAACAACCAACTTTGCAATTGGCGTTAATGAAATTGATAAGTAGCGAAGAAGAACTCCGCAAACTATCTATGAGCCACAATGTATTAGAGGAAAAAGAGAAACCAATTTTCAACGGGATTGATATAGATGTTGCAGAAAACAACGGCACAAGTCAAGATTAGTCGATTACGCAAACGGGTTAGAATTGTAAGGGGTGGAACATCAAGTTCAAAAACCTTTTCAATTATTCCGTTGCTGATTGATTATGCAGTCAAAAACCCTAAGTGTGAAATCAGCGTTGTGTCAGAAACCATCCCTCATCTTCGGAGGGGTGCTATTCGCGACTTCCTTAAAATCATGGAAATGATAGGGATGTTTGATCCGTTGAAATGGAACAAATCATCATGGACTTACAAGTTTAGCAACGATGCTTACATTGAATTCTTTTCTGCAGACCAGCCCCAAAAATTAAGGGGGGCGAGGCGTGATATTCTTTTTGTAAACGAGTGCAATAACATAGATTGGGAATCATATTATCAGATGGCGATTCGTACCCGTAAATTCATCTATTTAGATTATAACCCAGTATCAGAGTTTTGGGTAGATAGCGAATTAGTGAACGACCCCGATGCGGAAATGATTGTACTCACCTACAAGGATAACGAAGCATTGGACAAATCCATCGTTGCAGAAATTGAGAAGGCACGGGATAGGGCAACCACATCAAATTATTGGGCCAATTGGTGGCGGGTATATGGACTTGGTGAGATTGGAAACTTACAAGGGGTTATATTCAGCAATTGGCAAACCATTGACACCATTCCCGAAGATGCAAGGTTGCTTGGCATTGGTGTGGATTTTGGGTATACAAACGACCCCACGGCAATTGTAGCCGTTTATGAATACAATGGTCAACGCATCATCGATGAGGTCGCATATCGCACGGGAATGCTTAATTCAGACATTGCAAAGGCATTACCCAACTTTGTACCCGTTTACGCGGATAGTGCCGAACCAAAGTCAATTGATGAAATAAAAAGATACGGGATAAGAATCAAGGGAGTGACCAAGGGCAAGGATTCCATCAACTATGGAATACAGATAATGCAATCACAATCGTATTTGGTCACATCCACATCCACCAATTTAATCAAGGAGTTGCGGAATTATTGTTGGGATAGTGATGCCCAGGGCAAAACAACCAACATTCCAACGGGTGTACATCACGGGCTAGACGCGACTCGCTACTTCGAGATGATGGCATTGGGTATCAAGTCCAATTACGGGGTGTATTCAATTAAATAAATTGTTTATTACTTGTTTATTTGTATCTTCGCAGACGATATGACAAGCCATTACCAGCAATTACACAACCAACGACAAGAAATTAAACGACTGCGATTATTGTTAGTGCAGATACAAGGCG